CCCCTCTCGACGTCCCCCTCTTAGTGTCCTCTCCTAGATTTTCTGAAACGAAGAACAATGGAGGTGCTTACACTATGCATTTTGGTGGGTGCCAGGGTGTCACTTTTGATGGAGATGTGGCCATTGACGTTGGCGGTTTGACCTCCTCAGCTACCGACGCTGCTATTTGGACGGCACTGACTAGGGCAAAAGGTAGCATTTGGTTGGTCCTCTCGCCTAATATGATGGACGCTAAAACGCTTGCACCACAGAGCTTCGGTTGTTCGATGATTCTATCCACGATGCTTGCACTCGCCTGCCATAACCAGACGGCAGTATTGAACGACACCCTCCCTTTTTCTCAACTTGTTAGGGCGGCTGTATTTCAGCATCTGGCGAACACCCTTGGACCGAATTGCTGCCAATTCTTGGGCTTGACCAACCTCTACCAGAACCAGGCCGGGTATTATCGACCGACCGCTGCGGCACTCGATCAGTGGAGGAACTCCCCATTGCAACATGTTCTCACCCCTCAGTCTTTCAACCCTAAGGCTACTGTTGTCGGTGCGTTCAGTTCTCTGAAGTCAAAGATTCACCGCACTACTCGTGCGCAGGAATACCAGAGGGTTAACCTCTACACACCCTTTGACGGCGAGGACGTTCGCTACCCAGCCCCTTCAAGGTTACCAAAGTCTGACTACGAGATCATTGATTGGTTCGACCCGGTGGACACCGTCACTCGCTACCCAGCTAACCATTTGCCTGAGCTCCGGTTCAAGTCCCATATAGAGCCAACCCAGGTCTTCGAACCTTTTGGCCCGGAGGAAGCCCAACATCACCGTGGTACAGACGGAACCCTCTACTCATTGTCAATGGATGCCCGTGTCCGGCCACGTTACCAACCCACCATGGCTAACAAGAAAGTGCGTAGCAAAGCCAAGATGCTGCGTAAAGTTCTCTTCCGGCATATCAACACCAACGGTGTTCCTGAGTTCAACGCGGATAGCTTCTCAGAGTGCGTGCAGGAGTCAATCTCAACCTGGTCCACAGGGAAAACCGCCGTGGCTCTTGCTGGTGTTCTCGACAAGTGGGACCCTGGTGCTTCGATGCTCTACCTGCCGACCTTCCTTAAGGGTCAATGGATCAAGAAACTTGAAGCGCGTGGCACTCCCCCGAAGAAAGGTCAGATTGTTACGGACGTCCACGTTGGGCTCACCTTGCAAGACGCACCATATGCGCTCTACATGGAGAAAACCCTACGCCAACTGCTCGACCCGAACATTTT